ATTTCTAATTTGCGTGTGAGTAAAATAGTGGTGTAAATACCGTATCTGGCTTTGGACTGCACGCCGCCGGAGGCGGAGGCGGGGGCTGGCGCGGCAAACTTTGATATGGTAGCGACGGAACGATATGGAGGTAACCGATTCAATGCTGACATTATAATACGTCGATGTTACTATATTACTATACTTTATTTATCCATTACAACCGTTCGACATTACACAACAATGCCTCTGCTGTGGAGAAGAACCATTTGCGTCCATTTACGCGGGTCGCATTGAATGCGCGTAATAAAAACTCCTGGAAGACACACAGTTCTTTTTGGGTTCGCTGTTTGGTGTTTTCAATCGTAAGTTTATACTCGTCGCCTTGTGTCGCTACATTCGACATTATAATATTATTGATGATGGTGATGGTTTCGGTTTTACCAGATTGGTCACATCGCGCGCCTTTATCGCGCTTCTTTGACATGTTTTTAACCTTGAAAATAAGGTATTCCTTCTTGAAAAAAGATACGAATCCGACGAACATATTTATATTCTGGAGATGGTCTGACTGAAGTTTTCCTAAAAGAAGTGCGTAATCACGCTCGTCTTCCGGTCCAGCAAGTACCCATTCTCGTGTTTCATATCGCAGCACGACTAGTGCGTAGTGTTCTTCTTTTTTCTCGTTAAATAAAAGTAGTCCTCGGTCTTTGGGGGATTTCGGATCAGGACTAGCAGCAGACGCAGCCGCAGCCGCTGCGGCCCTCCTTCCCACCAGCGGTCTCTCTATGACGTTTTGTTCGTAATAATTCAACATCATTCTCTCGAATGGAGTCAATCGTTGGATACTCTGCGTATCGCCTGCGGCTGCTCCTGTCGTCGCCGCTGTGCCGTAATTATTCTTCTCATACAAATAATTCACCAGTTTAAGACTGTCCTCAAAGAACAAGTGCTCTAAAAGATTCGCAATTATGAGCGCGTAGAGTTGTTCTCTCGTTGTTTGAAATTCTTCCGTTTGAGAGATTTGCTCGATAACCTTTCCGCAATAATAATACCATTCATCCTGTTCCTTTGTCGGTTTTTCATATACGGTTTTACATGTTTCGAATGTATCCGAAAGTGCCGCAATAAATCCATTGATTTCATTTCCTGGTTCGTCGGCGACAGGCGCTGGCACCACGGGTTCGGGCACGGGCACGGCCGCCGCCGCTAGTGGTTCTCTCGCATTCACCAATTTATCAACAATCTTCTTGTTCGGTATCACCGCCGCCCCCGCCGCCGGCCGAATATTCAAGTAATCCTCGGTCACTTCTCCTGGAAGAGGATATTCCACCGCCGTATGTTTATACGGAACGGGTGTGCTTCGTTCGTGAATACTGATGCGTTTATCCGTCAATTCAATAGGTTGGAATAAGTAATATTCCCCGACATTTATGACGCGTCCAAGGCGCCCGTATTTATCATTGACGTATTCATTGGGGTCGGATACCATTTGCGTCAGTGCGAGGTTGATTTGGGCGATGGGATATTGGCGGATGGCAATTACATGCGCGATAATTCCATTCCTGCCCGTTTTCTTATAAAAGAACGAATCCTTGTAGAGTTCGCGGATTTTGTGGATGATTTTATCCAGGTTCATTGACATAAATTTCTCATTAAATGTATCCACGCGGACATCGCTTCCTCGGCCGCGGTCGTCGCCGCCGTTGCCGTTGCCGTCGCCTCCTCGGCCGTCGCCGCTGTCGCTCTCGTCGTCGCTGTCGTCCCCGAGTCCGTATAACTCTTCCTGTTCTTGAATCGGCCGCCCGTTTGAAAACGTCGGACGGCATGTATACTCACACCGTTCCATATAATCGCACAACGCGGAATAAGGACGCGCGCCGACCTGATAGTCTATTTGTTTGCGCGACGAGAGATTCTGCTTCACCACCTGGTTCAATTGTGCGGCGGTCTGTGTATTATGCTGGATATTGAGAAGACAATCCACGGCAGATGTGCGGAGCACCCGAGATACTGCGCCGATTTTCACGGATTTAAACTCCGAGAGACGATACAAATAGAGGTCAATCGCCTCTATTTCGGGATTCGTAAGTCGGGTTCCGTATAAATACAGTTCCACATTCCGTTTCGAAAACGGAAGACGCTTGTGGCTACAATTGCGGATAGCGCGTCCAATGATTTGCTCCAGCAGATTCATATTATACCACGGTTCCAGGATATGGACCTGCCGAATGTTCTTGAAATCCAGGCCTTCACTTCCCGCGACGGAAATAATGACGACTTTCACACTTTCGCCGTTTGTATTATCTTCACTGGTGAGTGCCTTCAATTCATAGAGATTGTCGGGGGAAATCGTGGGGTCGCCTGTAATCACGGAATATCGCGCAGGACGGAAGGGCTGGTTCGGAAACTGTGTCTGGTGCTGGCGCTGGGGAAGCATCGTAATCGCGTCAATACTCGGGACGGGCTTACTGCGGAAAAGCGACGAATTCGCACCCGCGGCGCTATACCGCGTAAAACCGAGCTCTTCTAATGCGAGTGCGATGGGGACAACACCGCCGTCAATATATTGGCTATATGCGAGTATAATACCTTCGCTCGTAAGCACCGTGTCGCAGATATTCTTGATTTTCGCCGAGTATCGCCCAATATTGTCGGGGGCGAAGATGCGCGCGGACGCCTTCGTGGTTGTTTCGCCATTTGGCAACCTAAAGGCGCGCGTGAATTCGGGGCGGTATTCGAAATTCAGGCGCATCGGCGGATTGCCGGTTTCTTCATAGGACATAATATGCCGCAGACCTTCCTTGCCGATACACGCCGCAATATCAAACTCGTCATTGGGGTCGTTCATATACTCGATGAGAGATGGGTGCGGATATACGATATTCAGCGCTTCTAGGGGTCGCTGGACGGCCGCATAACCAATCGTATCCATATTTTCAAAAGAAGGGAAATCCTCGGATTCGACGACGGTTGTTTCATCGATGCCTCCGGCGGCGGCGGCGGCGGCGGCGGCGGCGGCGGCCGCCTTTTTGCCCTTTCCTGCCACGGCCGCAACTGCCTTTTTCCGCCGCGCCATCGCGGTCTTTTTATAAATATACATCGCCTTCATATCACTGATAATAAAACGGTATGCCGCTTCTTGGATATCACCCGCCTGGGTCATATATACATCAATATGCTCGATAGGCTGGTCGATATGACGCCCATTCAATTGGGTTCGCGGGTATCCCGCTGCTCCCGCCGCTGCTCCCGCCAGCAATGAATGTTCCGGTGAGTGTTCTCTCGGAAATATCCGATAAGGAAATGTATACGGGTTCTCGCCGCGCACAAACGAAACATATCCGGTCGCTTTCCGAATCAATAAATCCATACCAATCTCTCGACCTTCCGCGTCCAAACGAAAATTCCCCCGGTCATCAAAGACATCCGCGATATCAATCGTCGCGCGCCTGTCATTCAGGTTCATCAGGTTTATCAACCACACAATCTCCTTATAACTGTTATACATTGGCGTTCCCGAGAGAAGCAGCAAGCGCACATTATTGACCTTCTGGACGATTTGAAAGAGAATCTTCGCCACGCGTTTATCGCGGTTATCATCGGTGATGCGGATATTATGAACTTCGTCAATAATAATCAACGTATTCGCAAATAATTTACGCAACTTCACAACGGAAAGCGTTTCGATCGCGAGGGTCTCCATATCAGCTGCCTTGGCGGTTTCTTCCGCGGATTTCCGGCCCTTTCGGACCGCGATGCCCCCCGCCCCCGCCCCCGCCGCCGCCGCCGCCTTTGCGCCTTTGCGCCTCACTTCCTGTATCACCACGTCATCCTGCGAAATCCCCACACTAGACGCGTGTGTCCGCGCATAATTCGCGAATTCATTATACCCGAAAAACGAATAATGCGACGAAATCAAGCGCCGGATTTGTTTAATGATATTGTCACGCGTCAGCCCCTTCATATTCATCGGGTTGATTTCTTTAATGAATTTATTCCCTGTACATGCGCGAATATTCCACACACCCGGCTCAATCTCTCGGAGTTCGCGTTCGTCAAAGAGCTGGAGCCGGAAATTCTCTTGGACGTTGGGCGACGCAATGACGATGATGGGTTGGGTAATCCCCATATGTTTCATGTAATCACGCATCTCCTCCGCCACGCTAATCGCCGAGCAGGTCTTCCCCGTGCCGAGACCGTGGTATAACAACAAACTATTATACGGGGTCTCTACCGAGAGAAAATTCCGGACGAATTGCTGGTTGGGCGCGAGCTCTATCTGGGCGTTACACAGAATCTCTGCCTCGTCTTCTACGCTTTTTGTATTATCCACGTCCATCTTGGTATCGAAGAACTCTTTTCGAAGGGCGATTTTTGTATTAAAATTGGGGTCATTTAGGGTGGGGTAGAGGCCGTCGGCGTCGCCCGGATTGCCTTCGTCGCCTTCGTCGCCCGGCAATATTCCGATGTCATGATGGCCCGGTTCGCCTTCGTCACCCGGCAATATTCCGATGTCATGTAGCGTCATCTCTCGTTCGAGCAGTTCTTTTTTTAAAAGCAGCTTATTGAACTCTTTACTAAATGGGTTGTTGATTTCTTCAGGCGACAGTCGTCTGCGCCCTTCCTCGAGGTCGCGTTTCATTCTTTCGATATTCTCTCGGGGGGTCATGACGGGTGCGGCGGCGGGTGCGGCAGCAGCACTGGCACCGGATTTCGGATTAGGCTTTATCGTGCGCGCGGTTTTTTTCTCTGTGGGCCCAGGCATCACCGAAAGCGCAGCAGCCGCAACCGACGCCACCGACAATTCCATTGGCACATTTTCTTGTTCTTCTTCCATCTCTATTTCTAGGTATGTATTATTATTATTATTATTATTATTATTATACCCCCGTGTTCCTTTATATATCTACACGAAATAAAAGGGAACGATAAATCTCAAAATATTCTGTAGCGGGACAATATGTTATTGATTTTACGCACAATCCCGATTTTTTCTAAATTGTAAGGCCGCACTGCGTGAATACACTCTTCAAACGACATCCATTTCATAAGACCCACCTCCATAATGTCGTGCGCTTTTTTCGGTTTCTTATCTAAATCCACCATCGCGAGAAAATACTTCTGTTTATAACACTTCATATCCGACCCCATAAATATCTCTTCAAATGGCGCGATATTCTGTATGACATTCTCGGCGGTGATATCATATCCCGTCTCTTCCAGACACTCTCTCAATGCGCACGGCAAGTCTTTTTCATTGTAGTTCCGCCTGCCTTTCGGAAACCCCCACTCTGTCTCGGTCCATCGCGTCGGTGAATCATCGATGAACTGTTGGAGGGTTTTCACGCGGCCATCCTTCGTCCGTATCCCCCCCAGCACCTGGCGATACTTCTCAAACGATACATGCTCTTCATTTTTATACTGACTCCCGCGCGTATACTCGCCCCATAACAAACGCCATAACTGGTCGAATGTAAGCCGCATCAGATTCGCCTTCTCGGCCATCGTCATTTCGTCGATGATACGCTGGATATACGCTTCGTCGTTGAGCGAATATTTGCCGCGAATAAAATCCACGAAGCCGAATGAGTCGCGGCGGCGTATCATAAGGAACTCGGGGCCGGTTTCACCACACCGGAATGCGATGACGCCGATACTTGTAATTGGTGCGCGGCAATTATTATAGACGTGATTGTTACGGTTACAGTTATTACAGAAATATTTATCTGCGGATGCAGCGGATGCCGCCGTGGACGCCGCCACCGCCGCGGATGCCGCGGACACAGGCGCATGTTTATGATTCCGTATTTGGCTAATTTCCAAATACGATAATGCTGATTTAGGATTATTTATTTTTACGGACTCGGCCTCGCCCTCGACCTCGGCCTCGGATACTTTCGATTCCATTACTTATCGTAATTACGCTTATCGTAATTATGTTATTGTTTTTATGTCATTTCATTGTAGGCACACTAATGTTAAAATTGGACGCGAGGATATGGGGTCCGCAATACTGGTTTGTGTTAATGACTGCTGCGGTGAATTATCCCGACCATGTCAATGACGTAACGCGTAAGAAATATTACGACTTCATCCAGAATTTCCCGATGCTGATTCCGGACCCCGAAATGTCGTCGGAGTTTGCGCGGATGTTGGATAAATACCCCATTACACCTTATTTAGATAGCCGCGATTCGTTTATTAAGTGGGTCCATTTCATTCATAATCGGTATAATGTGCTCCTGATGAAGGACGAGATGTCGCTACACGAAGCGCTTGAGAGATACTACTTACACTATCGCCCGAAACCGATACAAATCCTGGAAGAACTGAAATACCGGGAGAGACTGGTGTATATATTGGTGATGGCGGGGCTGGGATATGCGGCGTATTATTACCATAATCGGTGAACCGATTTATTTCGGTGAACCGGTGACGGCGGTTATGCCGGCGATATTATTCGCTGCTATATATAACACACAATGGTAAAAGCCGAGTATATCGTTTTTATTGTAGCAGCAGTCCTTATTGTAAACACATACTATGACGGGCGCCTAATGAAAATGTTTCAGAGCAATCAAAAATGGATGAAGATGGCAATGTTTGCGTTCGCAGGTCTCTCGCTGTTCTTGTTTTTGCGCCGTAATCCGGAAAACTCTAGGCAGTTGATGTATCACGCCAATGATATTATAAAGTATATGCCGATAAGCAAGGGGACCGCGGATATGATAACGCCGTTTTTTGATATGACCGGGGGTCCGTCCCCGAACGACGGCGGTGCGACGGGCGGTCAAACGAGCGGAGCGAGTGGCGGCAGTGCGATTGGTCGTGCGATGAGTAGCGCGATGGGAGTACCGTCGTCACAGGGGGGCGGCGCCAGCGCCAGTGAGCGCCGTATCCTCAATTCCGGCAAGAATTCTAGCAAGCGCAGTGTCAGTGAAACCAAGAAAAAGTATGTTGCGGCACAGCAGGGGTGGAAATGCGGAGACTGTCAGCGTCAATTGCCCGCGTGGTTTGAAGTAGATCACGTCATTGCTTTAGAACACGGGGGGTCCAACCACGTGGATAATTTAGTCGCTTTGTGTCGGGATTGCCACGGAAAAAAGACGGCGATGTCGTTCTTGTAGGTTCGCGAAACGCGATGTGACGGCCGCATTAATATATCTTATAATTATAACTGGGTGTCGTTATAATTATAATATTACAAAAGATATGAATCCGGCGTCACCGGCACCGCCGACAGCGCCGTTAGAAGAATCATTACACATAAAAACACTATTAAACTATCTTCCGGTCATTGTATTGTCGGTTATTTTATTAATAGCCTTTGTTTCGTGGGATGTTATGGTTAATAATTGGGCGGTGTTTACAACACTACTCATCGTATGTTTATTTGCCGGGTTTGTCAATTTTTTGAATCCGTATCGGTTTCTTACCGCGAAAGATACAGACGCGTTATTGTTTCAGCCATCTCC